CCCCCCTTATCGGGGTCCATGACCTTGATCAGATCGCCCGGACGGAGGGCCATACCGATGGCACCCACCTTGAACGTCACCGTGTCGTCGAGGATGGCCTCCGAGAGTAAGGCCCACTGGGCTGTGCGCAGCGCCTGGCCCCGGCTGGTCAGGCCATTGAGCCGGAGCTCCAGGGGGCGGTAACCCAGACGCGACAGGGCCTCGGAGTCGGCGACATACTCCACCCGGGGCTGGTACGCGTTGGCCGGGTCATCCCAGCTGACCAGACAGACGGTGTGACGGGTGCGTTTTGCCGTGCCCTGATACTCGAAGCACGGCTCGGTGACCTGTCCGGAGTCATCGACGGCCTGCTCGACGTTGGAGGGGTTGAAGGTATAGAGGAACGCCCCGGGAGCGTCCTGGGTGCTGACGACCAGGCCGGCGCTCCAAAAGATCTGGCCCCGAAAGATGGAGGCCAGCTGCTGTAGGACCACCCAGGCGTCGTCTTGCGTGGTCAGGATCAGGTTGCACCTGAACCGCCGCTCAAGCCCTCCGCCGGCTGCTGGCACCAGGCCGTCGCAGTACTGGCCGATCGAGTAGAGGCTCCATTTGTCGATCAGCACCGGATCGATCGACTCCCCCAGCCCATATCGGGGGTTGGTGACCATGTCGTAGAAGCACCAGGCCGGGTTATCGGTCCAATCCTCCTTGAAGCTACCGTCCCAGAGGTCGACGTAGGTCCCCGTCCAGGAGTTGTAGTTCGTGGGCACCTTGCAGATCTTGCCATACAGGTCGATGGCGACCGCCGGCAGGTTCGTGTACCGGTCTGCCCGGGCAGCCAGGGTAAGCGTCGCGCTGTATCGGCGCCCCAGGGCCAGGATCGGACCGTAGCTCAGGTTCGTGAAGCTGAACGCCGAGCGGAACGACGCGATCGGTGTTTCGAGGGCGTCGTCGTCCGCGGCCATCCGGACCACGCGGACGACCCAGGGGCCAGGCCCCTGCAGGTCCCACTCGTGCTCGCGCTGGAACGGCCCGCTGAACTTACCGAAGGTGAAGCCGGCGAATACGAGCCGAACGACCCCGTTGGCATCGGTGTAGTCGATCAGGTAGGGGACCTGCGCCTCCAGGATGTCGCCGGTCTGCTTGAACGCGACGAGCAGCGCCTCCCAGGTGAGGATCAGCCGGGCTCGGTGTGGTGTGGTCGGGTCGCTGGGCATCGCGGTAGCGAACACCGGAAACAGGGCCCGGACCGACTGCCCGACGCCGATGGTGTTCCACTGGACGCCATACCCGGGAACCGCGGTCTGATCGAAGGTACCATAACTGAGCACCAGGTCTTCAACCGGTACCGTCCCACCGAGCCCCCGGACCGACAGCGGCGTGTCGTCCAGATAGGTGCTTGCCAGGAGCCCAGCAAGGGTTCGTCCTTCTTTGGGGCCCCAGATCGGTCCCTCACAGAGGAGGAACTGCATCTGGGCGAAGCTGATCGAGCGCAGGAAGGCGCTGTCCGGACTGGTGATGGGCGCCCGGGGCTTCTTGGAGCCCCCGCCACCGATGCCCCCAGCCCCCGAGATCTGCTTCACAGCTGCTGCCCCGCGATGATACCCAGGAGCCCCTGGGTGCCAGAGATGTCGACGGGCCGGGTGATCGGCAGGTTGCCCAGGGAGAAGCTGATCACGAGCGGGTTCTCGACCCTCCGGAGGCCATAAACGACGGGCACTGGACTCCCTTGGCCGCCAGTCCCCGCCGCGTTCGAGTAGAGGCTCGATTCCAGCTGCTTCGTGTCTGCATCCACCGGGGCCCGTGGGGTCTTCGTTAAGAGGCTGGCGACGCCACCGAGGACCAGAGCGCCCCCGGTCAGCAGCAGGCTGGAAGAGGACAGGCCCAGAAAGCCGATGCCCCCGGTAAAGACCCCCAGGGCGATGAACGCCACACCAGCCAGGATCCGGCCGAAGCCACCGCGGCCCGCCAGGATGGGCGCAAAGATCAGTGTATCCCCGGGGATGCCAGCCAGGGCCCGGTCCTCGTCGAGGCCCCGGGGGTCGTCCGTCACGATCCGCCAGGCCACCCCCCGCTCAGCCTGCTCGATCACCCGGGGGCGAAAGTCCGGGAAGAGGGTGCACAGCGCCCGGATGGCCTCGGCGGCGGTCTCGACGACGAGCCTGTGAGTCCGGCCGAACTCGCGGCCGAAGGCCCCAAGAAGCCGGATGGTGACGTAGCGCTGGCACATGGATCAGGTGCGACGGGCGACGCCGGCATTCGCCCAGAAACAGGCCTCTTCGATCTTGGTCAGGGCGGTGGCCTGCTCCCGGCTGTCGGGCGTCACGTGGAGGATCAACTCGGCGAGTTCTCGGGCCTTCTGCCGGATCCGCAGGTAGACATCCACCTGCCCCTCCTTGACGGGGTGATGGGTGAATCGGGTGTGGAGCTCATCATTGGTGATGGGCATGTCCCTGGGCCCTGACTATGACCTTATCCTACGGCAGCCCACCTTGGCTGGCACCCGGCCGGCCGCCAGATCGCCCGGGTCCGGGCCTGCCACCACTCCCCGTAGTGCTCCTCGCGGCTGCGTTTGCCAGACATGTGGTGGAGCATCCGGTCGCCGTCAGTGAGGATACCGACGTGGGAGGTATGATCTCGCCCCATGAAGACGATGTCGCCGGGGAGCAGGCGCTCGCGGCCGACCTGCCGGCAGAACTCCGGGGCATGGATGTCGAACGCGGTGAAATCGGGGCGCCCCCACTCGCCCCAGTTGCCCCGGCCCCAGTCGGGGAAGGTGATTCCGTGTCGCTCCAGGAGGGCATCACAGACCAGGCTGTAGCAGTCAAGGATGCCGTAGCAGAAGGACCGCCCCACCAGGGGGCCCCGGTCCATCGGGTCTGCGATGTGGAACTCGTCGGTCCGCAGGCAGTAGACGACCCAGGGGAGCTCGCCGTCGGCCCGGATGGCGGCCTGGTCCTCCGGGCTGAACCCGTCGAGCTTGGCATGACTGTGCCAGACGGCATCGACCCCGAACTCGCCATCGGCCCGGGCGTAGGCCTCGGGGTCGATCTGGAACGCGTTCTCGGGCTCGGGATGGCAGTTGAAGCACCGGACCACTCGCCCATCGCCCAGGATAAACCCGCAGGCCTCCTGCACCAGGCCGCCCCGGCTGAACACCCGGATGTCGTTCTTCTGGATCGCTGTGAGGTTCAACCGATCTGCAACCCCGGGAAGGCTGATGTAGGTAACGGCAACGTAGCCCCCGTCAGCGGATCGAAGAACCGTAGGCGGCAGCCGGCAATGGTCTTGCTGCACTGATCCCGGGGGTCTCGGATGGCGTCAGCCGCTGCCTTGAGTGACAGGGCTGTGGCGCGTCTCGACTCCAGCGTGGCCCGGGCCAAGGCCAGCACCGAGCGTGCAGAGTCCAGGTTCGCCAGGGCTGTCGCCCGGTTGCCCGGATTGAACTGCCACTGCTCGATCTCGTAGTAGGCCGAACCGTCGAAGTTGGCTGCCTGTTGGGCGCCCCGCCGCCAGGTCTCGTTCAGGGCCGGGATGGGATCACCATCACTATAGATCAGGCTGATGCTGAACAGCCACTGGATCGAGCCGACCGGATAGGTAAAGACGAAACTGTAGGGGAAGTCGCGGTTGTAGTCGGTCGTCAGCCGGGTCCAACTGTCCTCGACGCTGTTGTTATAGGCGGTCTCCTGGACTTGGACTGCGGCCTCAGCCGCCTGGACGACGGGGACCTGTGCTCGGAACAGCGCCAGGGCGTCGTAGAAGGCCTGGAGCGTCGGGTTCGAGGATCCGGGGATGGGCTGATCCCGGACATCGGCCACCGGATACCCGGTGTATCCGCAACCCTCGCCTCGATATGTCCAGCTGCAGGTGTGCCGGAGGGCCAGTCGCTTCGGGAGCCGGACATCGTCCAGGGCGAAAGCCGTAGACAGAGAGAACGTCACTGTAAGCTTGTTCTCGCCTGTCTTGCACTCGATGAACCAGGGTTCGTCCGGCCAGTGACCCGTCGGGCTGGGTGTGGCCCCATCGTCGAGGTACCGACGCAGCACCCGCCGTCGGATCAGCTTCGCCCCGACCAGGTCTTCCCACGCATTGACCAGACCGGTCCAGGTGAGCCCCACGTTGGATACCCGCATCTGGGGCTCGCTCGGGGCGTTGTTGCTGTTGATCTGGAACCCGGTGCACTCCACCGGCATCGGCTCGTATTCTTCGCCCGCGTAGAAGAGACTGGATCCGTTCGTCTGGCTCCAGTTACAGAACCGGTACGGCTCCCGGTCGGGGTCGAAGATCGACAGATCGAGGATGTAGAGCTCGATGATGGCGTCGAGGTTCTGGAGCCCCACCAACTGGTCGATGTCGGGGACCGGGCTCATGGCGTGGCGCTGCGCAGATTAAAGGCCAGGCTCGCCAGGTGGTCGGCCTGGTATGTCCGTGCCCACTCGACCGGATCGAGCTCCCATAAGGATTCGTCCGTCTCGCCCGGAGGTGCCCAGGAGAACGCACCTGTGCCCAGGGACCGGAGCTCGTCCTCCAGCGCGAGCAGGTCTTCGGTCGCCATCGGGGGGGTAGAGATCGACCAGCGGCGAACCTCGGTGTTGATGCCATCGGGGCGCCGCTCCCGGTATCCATCCCCGAACTGCGTGGCGAGGATGCGCTGGGTGGTACGGCCCGTGGCCGTGACTAGCACCCGCAGGGTGCCCAGATCGATCTGGCTGTTGCAGCTGACTGGCATGCCCCCACGGTAGACGCTCTTATGTGCTATACTGGGAGAATCGGCGGTAGAGCATGGATGCTCCCGCTGACCCCCCTACAGCATTTCCACCGATGAGCACGATCCTCTGCCTTCTTGTGTCTATCGTCGCCGTCCTGGTCGGCGTGATCCTGTGGTTCACCGAGGACGACCAGGCCCGGGCCCGCCGCTGGCACCGTTCCGGGGTTTCGCAGACCCGGATCGCCGATCGTCTGGGCACCACCCGGTACCGGGTGCGACGGATGCTCGCTCGCTGACATCCCGGCGCCCCGGGGAGATGCCTCTCCTTGCCCGTGGGCATCAGTGGGCCCTACGACCCGGCGAGTACGCCTCCCGGGCGTCTCTGGCGCAGGATGACAGCGGTGACAGCCGCTTCGAGCTCCCGGCCCAGTTGCCCGCCCCCGGTCGCGTCCACCTTGGTGCTGCCATCGGTGGCAACCTGGACGTTGATGTTGTTCGTGACGGCTCCACCCATGCCCTGGCCCCTGGTGTGGTCGACGACGGTCTCGTTCGGGTGGAGGATGGCCGCGAACCCGCCCTTGCCGTCGAGGCCTCCAGTGCGGGATCCAGAACCGGTGTACCCGCCACCATCGAACGAACCCATGATGCTGTTCAGCAGGCCCCCCAGGAACCCGCCCTGGTTGTTCTTGGCGAGCTCCCCGAGGCCGGCCTGCAGCAGCACCGTGGCCAGGCTCTCCAGGGCCCGGGTCAGACTGGCCTGCCAATCATCGGTCCCCCGCACCAGGTCAGAGAAGAGCCCACCCAAGGTGCGCCCTCCTTCCTCCCACAGGCTGTTGAGCTCCCGCTGTCGCTCGACCTGCCGCTCCAGGGCCCTCTCTCGGTCGTAGAGCTCGCCAGCCTTGGCCGGATCCACCCCGGCGGCCGACATCTGCCCGACGGCGTTCCGGCGCTCCAGGGCCCGGACGGCGCTGGGCCCCTTGAGCGTGGCCTCCAGCATGTCGATGTTGTCGAGCCTGGGACGCATCGCAGCCTCCTGCTGGCGGGCCACCTCCACCAGGGCGTCACCCAGGGCCCGGGTGACTTCCAGCTGGTCGCGTTGGATCTCCAGCCCCTGGGCCCGGGCGATGTTGATGCGCTCCTCGTCACTCTTGGCATCGCGCATGAGCTCGGCGTACTTGTACATCCGCTCGGTGCGGGTCTTGTCTGCGGTGGCCGTGATCTGCTGCTCGTCGGTGCTGGCCTGGGCGATCTTGAGCTCGGCCCGGGAGATCTCCAGCTGCCGGCCGCTCGTGCGCAGTCCGTCCTCGCGGATGCGCTGCCGCTCGGCCTCCTTCTCGGCGGCGTCGTTTGCCCATTCAGCTTCTTGCATCGCCATGCCGCCGGAGCCCTTGCCCCCAAGACCCATCATCTGGGCCAGTCCTGGAGTGACCTTAATCCGACCGCCTGGGGTGGGGATGTGGACGTGATCCTTGTGCCCGCGGGGGTCGTTGTTGGGGCCGAACAACTGGTTGCCAAAGGCGCCGGTTGCGGCCAGGCGCCGCTGCAGGTCTCTGGCCCGCTGGACGGCAAATGGGTACGAGCCATCGAGCTCGCCGGTGTCGATGGCGTTGAGCATATGGTTCGGCGTCTTGTGCCCCTTGTTCGTGTAGTCGCCGCTCGTGCGCTCGTATCCTTGGCTCTGCAGCCAAGACCGCATCTGGTTCGCCGTGATGTAGGCGGGATAATCCGGACTGCTGCTGCCGGAGCCGGATCGACCGCTGCTGCCGGTCTTGGAAGAGCCATCAGCCGGGGCGGATGCCCGGGGAGGCCGCGTCTGGGCAGCAGGCAACTGTGGACGGTTCGCCAGATCATAGTCTGCCCTCTTGCCCTCGATGAATCGCTGATAGGCATCCTGCCGGCGCCCCACATCGAATGGGCTAGGATACATCTTCGTGGCATATTCTTCAGCCCCTCGTTGCCACTCCAGCTCCTTCGCCTGTCGGGCGGAATTCCCGGAGATCTGGATCATCTGGGTGACAAGGCCGATGGCTTCCGCCGCCTTGGTGGCCACCTGTTCGATCATCGGTAGGAGGGCCGAGCCAATGGTCGCCCCCAGATCCTCGACCCGGCCCTGGAGCCGGGTGATCGAACCGCCGGTCGTGTTCAGGCTCGCGGTCAGCTGGTCTGCACCGTCGCGCTTGATGTTCTGGAGAGCCTTGAGGACGACATCTCCGGTGATCTTGCCCTCGGCGGCCACATCCCGCAGCTTGCCAGCGTTGATGCCCATGACCTTGGCCACCTCTTGGCCAATGACCGGGGCTTGCTCCATGATCGAGTTGAACTCGTCCCCGCGGAGAGTGCCAGAGCCGAGCGCTTGGGCCAGCTGACGGAAGGCGCCCTCGGATTCGGCCGCGGATGCCCCCGCGTTCCGGGTGGCCGTGTTGAACCCGTCGTAGATGTCGGTGATCTCCGAGAGGGTGAAGCCCAGGGGGCGGAGCCGTCCGTAGGTCTGCGCCAGGCCATCCGCGGCGGACTGCTGCGAGACGCCGAACCGGGCGGCCGACTGCCGGGCGGCCTCCTGGACCAGGTTCAGGTCGTCATATCCCTTGGAGAGGCCCGCCAGGCGAGTCTGC